GCGATATTTGTACCTGTCCCCCACCCGGTCTAAGGCCGAGATTTTGACGTGTTGTAGAACCGGTTGCCCGGTGGTCTTGCGACCTTACGTGCTTGATCTTTTCTAATATGAATATGAATGTGCATAAGCACTTTATCTAATTATTATACATTATTAGTTAAAATATTTCACATGTAGAAGGATATGCAGATGTTTATTTTCTTTTAAGTCAAGTCACGCTGCATCGGTTGATGCGTACATATGTGAGCTACACCTCACATGCAAATTGAGTTGTTGTGAAGGAAAACGAACCTCCCACGGATTAGTGTCTTATAACGATTGTCCAGATCGCGCAGACCTCTTAGTTCACCGGGCTCAGGTTCATTCAACTTACAACAGCTCACGTACAGTTAGCAGCCTAAATTTCAAGACGCCAACAATGTAACAACGAAGAATTCCAGACACCGGAACCAGCCAACACGATCGTTGGCATGGCGATGCGCGCTTCAAGCTGCGTGTCCACCTTGCGGACGTGCATGTTGAAAAACACTTGCTTGAAGTTCGCCCCACCGACGCCAATAGTGGTAGCAACGGGATCAGTGTCACCGTTTCTCCAGGTTACAGGGGTACAATTAAAATAGGTTGGGCTCTGATAGTAATCCGCAGGACTTGTTAGTCCGTTGTCACTACGCAAGTAAACCGTGAAGTAATAGTTACCGCTCTGTCCCTTAGGGATGGTGATCTGTCCATCGGAGTTGACGTATACGTTGAGATTACCAATTTTGACGGGTGGTGTGGTTTGATTAAACCACAGTCCGGAGACGACAGCAGGTGAACTGCCGAAGTATAACCGCACGTGATCGTCTGGTGTGGTGTTGGAAATAAGAACCGGTTTCTTCAGTTCAACTTCATAGGTTACCCAAAGGTCTCCTAATGTTGTTCCGTTGACCTGCTGTCCTTGAGTTGCGACGTAGGTATTACCGAGGTCGTACATCAAGCGAGAGTCGTCGGCTGGAACATCAGCTGATCGGGTGTACTGAATATTAAACGGGTTCTCCTTCGGGTCACATTCAATTGGGTGAGCAAAGGTTTCGCTAGGCACGCTTTCGCATGCCCAATACTCGTTGAGGAGCTCAACTTTCGACGAGGGTTCGCTGTCGGTGCATCGGTAGTTGGTGGTCATCATAACTGAACCAAGTGCTGTATTCGTGCTTGCCACTGAGTGTCCCGAAGTTGGTACATAGTGGTAGACGAGCCCTTTGATTCTGTATTCAGAAAACCCTTGTGCGATGTTTGACAACCAAGGAAACGATCCTTTCAACCCAGGATTTATTGGGTATGAGTGTTGGATGCTGAAATCTACAGAACTTTTGACAGTACCGAGATATTCCTTGTGGCGAACTACTACAGTTTGGTTGGAGGTGTGCATTAGCGGGATTGATGTTGAAGCTTTCGCGGATCTAACGATTGAATTGGTATCCACCGTATAGTCCCCCGATCCCAGCCATTTGGATATGGCCGCTCCTAGTGACGTGCCGACGCTCGACCCCACCGGACCTCCTAGCATACCCCCTCCTGCAGCACCAAGCGACCGAAGTGCTTGGCCTAGTAGCGTTACCTGTTGCTTGTCTTGTTGCGAAGATTTGCGAGATGTTTTCTTGATTTTTGGACGTGTTGATTTGGACTTCATGATAAATTGAGAAATTTATTACCCTGGTTACAAATATTCTCTATCAATTGGTTTCAAGTCAACACTGTCAATAACCATAGAATCGAAGTACCGTTCCAAGGATAGTTGCTCATCTGGTGTGATGCCGAACGCATAGTAGTAACTGACTCGCGCACTGTCTGTGACGGGCTGTTCCGTTGCATCCATCTGCATTATACGAGTCATCATAGAGCTATTCTTGAAGATGTGTTGCTTGAAAGCCATCGAAGAACTCACTCCATTTCGCATGATTGCAGAGTAAAAGGATTGTAAAACGGGAACACCGCTATTGAGAATGGTACCACATTCACCAACAGCACCCAGCCACTTACGGAACACTTTATCGTTCGGTATTGGTATCAAACAGAGAGTATCCTTAACCAACACGGTGTCATGATTGCGGATCATACGCCATACGTTATTGATCAACACTGGTCTTGTTTGACAAAACTCTAGTTGCTCAAATTCGTACACCGGTGTCTCGCTAACCATATTGAATCCACGGATAGAGAACCAAGATTTGACATGCTTGATGAAATCATCCAAACACTCTTGCTCCATGAATACGACGCAGTCGTCACCATTGTTGGCCAACTCAATGTCCACCCCTGCCCTCTTGGCGTAAGCATATATCATCGCGCACATCAGTATACAGTTGCCTAGTCCAGTATTAAGGTCACCACTACTGCGTGTGCCTTTGATAGAAAAATCAACTTTCCCATCTTGAACGTAAGCTGTGCCTGAATTACGTAGTTGCTGCTTCAACATCCATTTTAATTTCCTCGAACCAGGGAAGAGTCCATTGTAAAACGAATGTTCATACTCCAACGCCAACACGGAAACGTGAGCATCGAATTTTGAAGCATCCAAACCTACTGCAACCGGGTTGGAGAAGACGTCCCATTTGGCTCGCAGCACACTTGCAGAATCATTGGCATTTAGTCCTTTGATCACTGTGTGGCTAGTGCGTTTGCCGTAAGCGACGTTGATAGCTTTGAGCAGATGCTTTTCAGCATGCTTCAAGTATCTTCCCAACTCTAGGTTGTATCGTGGGCTGCGCGGATTAATGCCTCTGGGTGCACCAGTTAGCTTATCCTTGCCGTATTTGCTAAACATTCCAAGCCTCGCGTCTTGGTCAGTTAATGGGTCCTTGTCCAATGATAACATTGCTTCATGGTACACACGCTTCTTGCTACCGGTATAGCGGTCAACCACTTGTTGACGGCTCAAACGGGGTAGATTAGGCGTGGCGTCAAGCACCATTCTCCGGAAATCCACAAAATGTTGATTAGCAAAGGCACGTTTCCTAGGCTGAATTGGTCGGTCAAATCCCCCTTTACCATCGGCAATGAAGAAGTAACGTTCCGTCAACGCTCTAAGAACCGTGTCAACACTACTGTTAAAAACACCCAGGTTGTGATCTGAGTGTAAACCCGTGACAGCAGTGAATACTCTGGGTTTTACTGCATTCCCGTTCCTGCGTACGCACAACTTACCAATCCCTTCAGTATTCACCCTATGAACTAGGGCGTCATTAGATTTAGAATTGATACCGTACACAGTACGCGGGACTCCTCAGCAGATCGTGGGTGCACTCAATGGTACGGAGCCGTAGGCTTCGCGTAACCATTTTGGCACTCTTGTTCGCACGGTAGCAAGTTCTGACAACACCCCCTCTGTGAAGAAGGCGTTGATGACGAACTGCTGGTGTGCAACAATGTCCACGTTCCGCACGGAACCCTCGCGACACAGTCGAAGGTACTCACGTTCAACCAGTAGCCTATTGGCTTCCGTAGTGGATAACTGGCCGAGCCGAGCCCGCAACATTAGTGTCACAGATGCAGCAAATTTTGGGACGACTCGCACTGTCCTAGGTGCGGCCGTGGCATCACGTTGAACTAGCCCCAACTGGTTCAACAACTTCACGAATTCATCGTGCGGCATATCCGCCCGCCATCTCTGAATATCGTGTGCGTACGTGCTCATGTCGATTCCGGTGTCGTTGAAAATAGCCTTCATCGTGGTACCGATTGAGGCTGTGCCAACTCCAGAATGCTCCATGGTCATTTCCTTCCTAATCTCATCTCTGATTTCGGCTTCCTCTTGTATCTCCTCTAGTAGATCGTCGTTAACACAAAACAACATCCGCAGGAACCAATTCTTAATCAGTATCGAATGTTTGCGCGGGGTCGACCAGTTGGACTTACTGGTCGACGAAATCGTGTCTCTCGGCTTGGTTGTGATCATCATTGTGGAGATTGGGGGTGGGTGTTTGTTACGTACATTCCAACGGCAAAGAACCAGATTGCGCTGTTGCCCGCCACCGGGCTGGTTTGTGATGGTGGTGGTTCCTAATTCACCCGACGGTCGATAACCATCACTGCGCACAGCTGCGCATGAATCTCGCCTATTACCCCTAAGCAGATTCAAGGAATTTAAGGTTGCTACGCTTCCTTTGCAACGAGTTTGCTACGCTTGTCGTCGCGGCGGACCCCTCGGGATACGTTTCCGCC